ATTGAATGCGAGAAACAATTTAGAAGAGAAGATAGTATAGAGAGTATATTTTCCATGACCGAAACTACTTTAAATAAATTTGATGAATATCAAAAAAACATGTTTAAAAGAACTATGTTTCTTATTTTAAAAGATAAATTAATCATTTTTCTTGCGGTATTTTTTACTATAATGATTTTGATAGCATAGAAAGGATACAATGCGTTCATTGAAAAAAAATAAGCAGAAACTGTACTACGCAACGTACAGTGATGAAGTTCCAGTATATGAAACAGACGAGGAAGGAAAAATTAAATATACCGAGGTTGACGGAGAACTTAGTCCGATACCGATAGGTACTATGGCAGGCTATAACGAGCCTGTCATTTTTTATGCCAACATTGCTATGTCTGGCGGTGAAGCAGAAGCTAAGGAATATGGCTATGATATCGGCGCATATCAAGCAGTTTTGGTATTATCGTACAAATCCTTGCCTATCACGGAAACAAGCCGGATTTGGCATACCAGTGAGCCACAGTACCATGCGGACGGTTCGGTTGATGGTGACAGCGCCGATTATTCCGTATTAGCTGTAAAACCATCACTGAACAGCATGAAATATCTGCTGAAAAAACTGCCGAAAGGAGAGAATTGAGATGGAGAATAGAAAAATCAATATCCTTGGAACCGAATACCGGATTGAAACCCACAAAGTATCAGAGGACAGCTATCTGGAGCAAAACAAACTCGCTGGTTATTGTGGAGAGGAAGAAAAACTGATTGTTGTTGCTGATATGTCGGAAGAAAAGTATTTTACTGGCATGGATGAAAAGGCGCAGGAAACATACCTAAAAAAGACATTAAGGCATGAAATCATGCACGCATTTTTGAATGAGAGCGGATTATCCGATAGCTCAAACCAGTATTGCGGTGCGTGGGCGAAAAACGAAGAAATGGTTGACTGGTTTGCAATTCAGTCTCCAAAGATTTTCAAGGTGTATTCAGAGTTGGGGATTATTGATACGCCGATTCCAAGTATTCCACCATTGCAAACAGGCTCTTTCGTAAATGCAGGTGCAGCCGAAGCATTGAAGAACATTTCGGATGGGATAAGAAAAACCGTTGAAACGGCAAAGCGGGCAGGATTACTGAATGAGTAAGACTATTTCATTCGGTTTATCCGTATCAGAAATCGACCGGGCAATCAAAGAGTTACGAGAATACAAGAACAGCCTTGATGCGAAATGCGAGGAATTGTGTCGCAGATTGACCGCAGAGGGCATATCTATTGCGCAGGCTCATATAGGCAGCAGCGGTTTCGGAAAATATATTCATTTATCCTCTGAAATCATACCAGAGAAAGCCGGATGTAAGGCAATCTTTTATATGGAAGATTCACAGAAAATTGTGAGCAAATGGCAGAACCAAGACGGCGTGCAGAGTAAAGAAATCTCACCGGCGTTGATGTTATGTTTCGGATC